ACTGAAAGTGGATCATCGCTATAGGCAGGTGTGAGAAATAGCCATCCAAACATCAAAATGAATGTTAATGACAATCTCCATGCTTTAGTCCTAGTCAACTATAACTCCTAAACAAACAATATGTCTGTTTAGTTAATTATATCAGAAGTTGTTTTTAATCAATTAAGATTTTTGTTTAGATAAATCCACCAGCGTTAGTAAAGTTAGCAGCGTTAAGAGAAACTTTCTGCCAGTTGTTTGTAGATGTGCAAACATATAGAACTGCGTTTACGCCATCAATTGCAAGCTGTCCCACTTGTCCAGTTGATGTTGGAGTTGCTGGGACTCCTGATTTATAAGCAATACCAGTTGAATCAATCGGGTTCGCATTAATCCACTGCGATGTTGCAGTGTTATAAACAATCAATTGTCGATCTTCTGGTGTTCCAGTAATTGTTACATCTGTTAAATTATTTAGTGCGCCTTGTACTGTTATTCCTTGTGGACCTTGTGGACCTTGTGGACCAGTTGGTCCAAGAATCTGACCAGCGTTAGTCCAACCTATGCCATTCCATGTCCAAAGGTTACCAGCAAAACTTTCAGGGCTCGCAAGTAAAACTACATACGTGTCACCAATACTTGCATTTGTAACCGTAACATCCATGTCTCCAAAATAATTAAACGAACCTAAAAGTCTTACAGATGATCCTGCTGGTCCTGCTGGACCTTGTGGACCTGCTGGTCCCTGTGTTCCAGATCCGCCTGTTGATGTTAATGTAAATGGCATATTATTTCTCCAATACCATTATTGCTAATGTAGTGTTATTTCCAACAGCAAATATTTGATCGTTAGGTCCTAAATCTGCACTCCATATAGTGCCAGGTACTAGCTTAATTCCATATACAGATGATGTTACATTTGCAGCTCCGAGAAAAGCATTTTCTGTTGCGTGAGTGTTTTGTACTGATATTGTATTTACAGTATCAATATCATCATCAATTGTAATTTCTTGAGCTGTTGATGTTAAAGTTAAATTTCGTGTGCGTAGCATGTTTACTCCTAATTTTGGGTGTGTCCTACTTATTAATTATACACTACTTTGGGTTATCTGTTTTATAAAAGCCGTTACCTTTAAACTGAATACCAAATGGCGTAAAATGTCTTGTCATATTTGAGTCGCATTCAACACATGTGTACCCTGGGTCACTATCTGTTATTGATCTATGCACTGACATTGTTGGATGTGCGTCATCATATGAGCACTTGTATTCGTATACTGGCATTACTTGCCGCTCTTCTTCCTCGCTTTTGCTAAGGCGTCAAAGTCTTTAACCTTAGTATCCCCTAGGTATCCCCAGGCATGTCCATCTGCAATCATCTTTTCATTCATAGATACTGTTGATCCATCAAGAAAAACCCAGCCTAAAATTCTTCCGTACTTTTCAGAACTATCCATCTTTTCTGTTTTGATAACAACAGTTTTAGCAGATTCAATCTCTTTCTTTAGATAAGCTTTTGCTTCAAGTCCTAAAGCCTTCTCCATCTTATCTGTTGTTCTGCTTTCTGGTGTATCAATACCAGCCAATCTTACTCTTGAACTAAAAGAGATATCAAATCCCAGATCAATTTCTACATCGATTGTGTCTCCGTCTACAATCTTTGTAACCTTTTTAACATAATACTCGAACATGATTCTCCTTAAAATTATGAGCAGTTTCGGGACGTACTCAGGTCCATCCTTCGGGTAGCGACCCGAATAGTCTGCGACTCCCCAGTGACGGGGTGCAGATTTCTATTATACTATTTATTTGACCTTGATGGTCTTTGGCTTCTTCTCTTCTGGCAGAATGCGTACAATATCAATTTTAAGCATTCCGTCCTTTAGCTCCGCCGCTTTTACTTCCATATATTCACCAAGAGCCCACTCACGAGTAAATTTACGGGCAGCAATTCCACGGTGAATAAACTTCGAATCGTTATCCTCCGTCTTTAATTCTCCCTTTACAGTAAGTTTGCCGTCTGCTGTTGATACATCAATATCTGTCTTGCTAAATCCAGCGACTGCTAGTTCGACAACAAAGTTGTCTTCGTCTACCTTGATTACGTTATATGGTGGATAATTAGTTGCACTTGATACTGTTTGAGCGTGGCTCCACGTATCTAATGCCCTATCGAATCCAATAAAAAAAGGATCTTTGAAAAGATCCCATGTATATGTTGTTACCATTTTATTCCTCCTTCAAGCGAATAAGTTAATTTATAGGCCCCTATTGGCGACCTAATACTATTATATCAAAAAACAATATATTAATGCAAAGCTTCAGGTGAAGGAATCGGACCTTCGTTCTCAGATTCGGAATCTGGAGTACTACCATTATACGAACCTGAATGAGAGCGGATGATGAGAATCGAACTCACCCCTTCTGCTTGGAAGGCAGAGGCACTACCAATATGCAACATCCGCATTGCGCCCTTGACAGGAGTCGAACCTGTGACCAAGACCTTAGAAGAGTCCTGCTCTATCCTCTGAGCTACAAAGGCCTAATCTAATCATTTGGAATATCTGGATTAAAGTCCATTTCAATTAATCCCTTTTCCCTAGCAATCCTTTGTCCTTCTGGACTTATATGCATAGTTGCCTGCAAGTTTTCGTCATATTCTATTTCGACTAACCCTTGCTCATACAGTTCAAGCAAAGACCTGTCAACATATTCTGTATGGGATTGCCACAGTTCTGGAGCCAATTCTTTTGCAGTTTCGCTAATAGCATAAATGATTTCTCCATTTTCATCCATGCCTTCAAAACTTATTGCACCTATTTGTAAGTAGTATGCTATTCTTTCGTCATTTGCTTCTTCTTCGTTCATACTGCCTCCTTGTGCAACATGTAGGACTTGAACCTACGATTACCGAATTATGAGTTCGGGGCTTTAACCAACTAAGCTAATGTTGCTTAGTTGTATATTATAACGTTCCGTCTTCGTTTTTGTCAATAGTTTCTTCTACTATTTGCTGTACATACTCTGAAAAATGTTTCCTTACATTTCCCATAGGTCTAGATCCTGATGTCTTCCATATTCTTTTATATTCAATTACATTTGAAAATGTAGTTGGACATAAGGTTACTCCGTTATATTCTTTTAAAACAGTTGGGAGTGGAACATGTTTACCACAACATAAACATGCCTTAGCTTTTTCTTGATACGTGCTCATATTATTGTCATCCTGTCCATGGCATCTTTTAAATTCTCTGGTATTCTTGGAGCTCTAATCATGTTGTAAGAACTTGTTTCTCCGTCTGGCTCCTTGCCAAAATCATTATCGTAACTCATAGATTCATAAGTATGTATTCTGATTTCTTCATTAGTATCAAACTTACTTCTTTTTATAGCATTATAAATAGATCCGCAGACAGCATCCGCCAAGTCCTTAGATCCTTTTCTTGGGTGGTCAACCCTGTCTCTCATTATCTTTAATTGCAAAAGCTCATCAATAAGAAGCTGTATATGCGGGCCTGAAAGTCTTTCTTCAGCAACAATCATAGCCATATCATCATAATGTTTTTTAGCGACAGACAGAATCTCTGTATTGATGCCGTATTGTTTTAGTTGTTGCATCATATCATGAGAGTTCCATCTGTCAAACGTGCACACACGAATCTTAAACCCTCTGGTTTTTAGAGAAAGTATGTAATCTTTTACTTCAGTAAAGTCTACTGATTTATCTTTTGTAGGTGTCCAGAATCTAACAGCATCTACTTCAACTACTGGTGCTGGTTGAGAGTATGTGTCTGTAACCTTTACATTAACCCATTTGTTAACGTGAGACATTGCTACTGCACAATGGTCATGCTTCTGAGCTAAGTCAACGTGTAAGAAGTATTCTTTATCTGGATCTGGGATAAACCATTCTTCTAGTCTTCCGAAGTTATCCACCGCAAGATGTCCTTTATTAAATGCTTTTTCAATCTTCTCTCTAGACTTAAAGAATGCATCTATGGCATCTGGTGGCATGCATGCAAATCTAGATAATGCGTCTAACGGATTAGTAAAGAATGCTACCTTAAAATCATCTATCTTTCTTACAGGATTAATATCCCATGTAGGCCTTCTAATAGCATATACTCTAGGTATCTTATAAGATATGATATGATCTTCTTCCCATTCAACAACAAACTCGTTGCCTTCTGTTCCGTCTGGCAAATCTTCATCCATCTTAAATTTATGATCACGCACAACAGTTTCTACTTCCGCCACTACTGCATTGTATCTTTGCTGAATGTAATCATTCTTGTATCTTGGAAAAGAAAGAAGAATTACCTTACCAAAGTCTGGGAAACGTGAATCTACCGAAGCTCTGTACATATCATAAATAGCAGAGCCAGTTTTAGCTTGATCGTGGCCCGTAGTATTATCAATTGCAAAGCCCGAGATCTCATCTAGAATAACTACTATAACGTTATAGCCTTCCCAAGCTTCACGTTCTGAGTGGCCTGAGTGTACTGTAATAGCTTTGTCAAACTTAATTTCTGCAGCTTTGTCTGTATACTTTCCAGCAAACCAGGGTGACTTTTCAATTCTTGTTTTAAACCCTTTAAAGAAAACATTGCTTGCCTGCTGAGAGTTAATTGCAATGTTAATAATATCAATGCTGTCCCCTGGAGGCTTCCCATAATACGTTGCTGGATCTTTAAGGCACAATAGTAAATAAACTATATAAGCCGTAGCAATTGTAGAGCAATAATCTTTTCCAGAACCTTTACCAAGTTGTGCAACAATTTCATTTGCAGTTTGCTTAAATCTTATTCTTCCTTCTTCTTCTCCGAATAACTTGATAAGCGTTGACTCTTTGTAGATTTGCGAACTTTTTTCAATGAGGATGTACTGGTAGTCAGAAAGTTCTGGAAGCCCAAGGTATTCTGGACTTCTAACAAACGTTTTAAGATCGACTGGTTTCTCATCAAACTCCTCCCCATCAAGCATGTCGATGAGATCTTCAAAATCAAACGACATCCGCTTCCTCTACTGGGACTGATTCTATTACCCCAGTTATTTGAGATAATCTTTTTGCAACATCCATCTTACATTTAGGGCAAGTTGATGTTACTTCTTTTAAAATCTTTACTAGAATATCTTGCTTGCGTTCTGTTTCTGCAATTTGATTTGCAATCTCATTGTTTTCAAGAACTCCAATTGACTGAAGCATGCCTATACGTTTTGCTTCTATGTCTGCAATTAGCTTTAATGCGCCAGACTTGATGCCTAATTGACCAGACTGGTCTGCATCCTCTACAGTCTTCCAAGACTCTTTGATCAACATAGCATAATGCTGGTCAGCCCCAGATATGGCTTC